CACCTTCTTACGTGGAACTTAGTTCCATCCATCCGGCCCCCCCGTGGAAAGGAGGGCCGGCAACTCGTCACGCTAGACCCCAAACGGGGAATCTAGCAGCCTACGAGTAGGCCAGCCACACTACACGGTGACTGATAGGTCCATTCCTAGGAATAGGCCCGTCAGTTCCACAGCCGTATAGTGCGGATGCGAGTACGACTCCCGGTTTCCAGTGGTACCAGGGAAGCGGCTCTGATCGAGCCACTAAACCCCGGACATAACGGATCGAGTATTTCACTCGGACCGTCCACTGTTCCTGGTAGTCGTGGAGCACAGCGTCTCCCAGTCCGACCGGCCCTTTTAGAGCACGGTATTGAACCGGTAGAGCGCTGAGGCAGCAGAGCCAAGCACGCCGGAGGTAACTCCAGCGATGCTCGGTGACAGGAGACCCAAAAGCCATGCTACGAATAGCGTTGGCCATGGAGATCCAGTCTGCTGGTTGCGTCGGCAACGTCTTGACATGGTGGGCCTTCACAGGTACACCGTTAAAGAAATCACCACCGCAACTCTCCCGAAAGGGACCACTAATGAAAGTCTTACGAGGATTCGGCACAAAACCGAAGAACCGTAAGAGTGACATTACATCACTAGCTGCGTGCTGGGGGACGATGATATCGTCCCCGAACACGCTAACCAAGGAGGAATCACAGCACTCAGAGGCAATCGCCCAGAATGTCAGCGTCTCCATTTCAAAAGTGAACCCGTTACCCATTGCACTGAACATCTCAAGATGAAGAGATGCTCCGGAAGGCCCGATGACTCGGGGCTCCCGCAACATATCAAGCAACTCAAACCAATCACTTGGCCAGAGAAGCTTAATTAGGTTGTATGCAATAGTATTCGATGCATCAGACAGGTCGATCGTTGCCCATGTCTCCTCAGTGGAGCCATGAGCCGCGAGCGCACGGTGAAGGTCGGGCGTGAGAACGCCTTCCCCCTTAATACGAATACCTACACGACGCAATTTTTTGCGGATGTAGGAGCCTACTCCAAGCTGGAGGAAGCCGTTTATATTCGGACTAAGACAAGCACCGCGTAACTTTGTAGCGTCCTTAGGTACTGTGAAGAACCTAGAGGCGCCAACAACTTGTTCCTGTCTGCCGCCGGCGCAAGGTACCCTGTCCCAAGCGCACCCTCGAAAGAAGGTGCGAAAGAGGTAGAGGGCGGACCGAGTGCCGGTTTGTAACGAATCAAGCTTATCGGGGATCGTCGACAGTTTCCCTGGATTGGTCGTCGTCGCACCGGGGCCGAAACGACATTCGTCAAATACTGAGTCGGAAATCCGACCAAGTACTCGCGCAATACGCTTACGGATCCTATTGATATAGGGTAAAAGCCGTAAGTCTCCGGGGTCCAGAAATGGGCCCTGTTCGGAGATGTAAGGTGCGAGACGAACGTTCGTCTTGGCACAGAGACGTTCTGTGGAGAGCAAACGCTCCCAGCATTCGGTCTCGAGCTGACCAAGGGGACGAACTCCGGGGATGTCGCACTTACGAAGTAAATTCGTAACTACGGCATCTTTGAAGTAGTCCTCCGAGGTCAGGTAGTGCGTCGGCTGAACAGTCACAGACGTGAGCTGCAGCAACTCACCGTACTTAAGCATCAGGTAGATACTTAGGGAACGAGGAGTGTCGATGTCTTCACAAAGCTGTGAAGCACACTTGCGAAAGGCTTCGTCAAGCGCCATGGGTGAGATCTCCTAGGTGAATCGCTTCAATTAGTGAGGCGAGACGCCGTTAGCCAGGCACTCACGAACCAGGTCACTCGAAAGAGTGTTGGTCATGATTGCGACAGCGTCCACGAGGGCGCTGACCAACATGTTGTTGGGGCTGGTGAAATTGACTTCAATCGGGGCGATGGCCACGGCACGGGACAAGCCCGTAGCCGGGTCCACCGCCACGATCGGAATCATTCCGGAGATACTCACTTTGCGAGCGGTCCCGGCACCGTTAGGGGAGGCTTTCAAGCGAAAGCTCCCTTGTGCGGCACGAGAAGGACCCTCGCCTTGCCAAGTGGCGAAGGAACCATCACCTGCAGCGGGCGAAATCTTCGTCCACGTAAAGTCGGTGGTGCCATCAGCTTTCTTGACGACGATGTTGCTCATATTAGGCATAGAATTGCTCCATCTGGGTTAACCCAGTTTACGAAGTTGTTGAACGACGAGAGCGACGGAAGTCACAGCTCGCCACCAGGACCCCGAGAGGGGCTGGACCCGGTCCCCAAAGCTGGGTAACGGGAACGAAGAGGGAATACGGTCGTATTCCCGGAGATCCGCGTTCGTATAGAAGTACACGGGAGGGCGTTCCAAAGGGAGCGTCCGAGTGTACCCGGCAGTAATCTTGATATCTACCGCGGCAGCCGTGTTTGTCACGTCAAAGCCGAGGCGAGAGTCCCAAGACTGCACGAACTTGTTAACTGGTAGGAACCAGTCAACAACAAAAGAGAAGGGTACAAGATCCCACGCAACTGCTGCGGGATTGGTGAGGCCAAGGTTCTTCGCGAGAAGAACATTGGGAGAGACAGTTTGAAGCTGTCCGGAGAGACGCACGCGTTTAGTACCTATCTTGTGAGATGTGTGCTGAACGAATGAATTTCCCCACTCACCGTACTGATCGAAAATCTGGGCGTGCCCAGACCCTCGAAACTTCTCTACCGGCGGATTAGACGAGAGAACCTCGCAAGCCTGATGGATATCCTGATAAAGGGGTAGCCATCCGAATTGCAACTCGAGCCAGGAGCCCGAAAGGTTATCTCGCTTCCTCAGCTTACGGGCGCGTGCCGAGGATCCCTTAAGAAGGATCTCCGACGCATCGATCAGTCGACCCCTACGGGCCTGACTGATAGCGCGCACGAGACGCATCGATCGGTCAGCGATCATAGACCAGCTTTGATTAGCTGAGGCCATGGTCACGCCGAGAGACGCGCGTTGCGTCCCACCAGCGTTGCTGTAGAAATTGTCAAACGCTTTCGCGTAAGATAATCCCTGCAAGCCACGATGGTCATTGATGTCACCCATAATCCCTGTATTGAGCCAAGGAATGTTTCCATTGGCTCGCAACGAGTGATGACGGTTGAACATCTGAGAAGTGAAGTTGATAGGCATCGACTTCTGAGAGTGCCAAGTGCGGAGTTCTCCGCCTGTAATCTCGTCATCCTCGCGGATAATACGAGTCTTTACAACAATTGGCATACTCACCTCCTTTGGACTGCCAACAGCGAGGGCACGACAACCGGTAACCCGGATATAGTCGTGAGAGACCTGTGCAAA